CGTCAAGATCAATCTCTTCTGCACGCTTACCTGGAACAGCTCCACCGCTTAACCCCATAACCATTTCGAATTTCTTCTTCAATTCGTCATAGGATTTAAAGTGTTTCTCATCCAAGAACTGTGTCAATGAATGCTGCTTAGACCAGATTTTCTCAATGTCAGCATCATCTTCAGCAACAGGGCTTCCTGTTTCAAATTCTGACTTATCATAATTACGATAACCCTCAACCTGACGAATCTTCAACTTGAAGTTTGCGCCTTCCCAAAAGTCAAACACATTAATAGGTTTTTCATCTTGGAATTGTGGTTCAGCCATGTCCTTAATCTTATCAAAGATCTTCTTACCAAATTTATAAAGGAATACTTTACCTTCATTCTCTGGATGAGCAGGATCCTTAACAATAAGGATGTTAGTTGTATAACTTAGCTTACGCTTTTGTTTACGAGCAATTTCTTTATTTGCTTCAGAGCCAGAGTTCCATAGTTCTGTGTTATGTTCAGAAACAGGATCTGCTTTACCTATAGAAGTTAAAGAATTTTCGATGTACCATTTCCCACCTGGACCTTGGAATCCATGATTCCAAACTCTAACCCAAGGCAAGTCCTCGCCTTTAGGTGCAGGTAAAAATCGAATGACAGCATAACCGTTGCCTGCCTTGTCTACTTCTGGAGACCAGAAGCGATCATCAGCGCCACGAGATTCTGCTTGGGGGTTTGCGATCTTTTCTACCTCTTTCATGAGGGAGTCAAATCCGCCGCGGGATTTTCTTAGATCAGATAGTGATGTGAATGCCATAATTTGCCTTTCGTATTAGCGGTGTATAAATTGTATGTTTAGTATTAACGTCGTTTGATTTTGAGTACTGTCGCGTAATCATAATCTAACTCTCCATTGTCATCATCTAATTTCTTAGCTGATGCAATATTATATATAAGATTCTTATGCTTGTCTATAGCATTTTTCTTCTTAATTGCCCGAAACTTTGTTTCTTTTTCCCGTTCGGTTTCATTATATCTTTTCTTACTCATTTGGATTTTTTAATAAACTCCTATTAATTATCTTTCTCTGACGAGACTGCAATGAATGGCCAATGAGAGACCTTGCGTGTAACGTCTGCCTGATTGTATGCCAATTTTACTAGATACCTTTGAGTCTCTTTTAATGACTCAATAGTTTGACTTAATATTTCTCGTGTCACTTCAATCTCTTTTTCAAGACGCAGAATCTTCTGCGATGTTATGTCCAACTCTTCGTCTAAGTATTCCATTAAACTTTTCCTTATCAAACTGTAAAAATGGTTTGTATTTTCTTATCAGTCTTGATATATCTGGCCACATAATGTCATTACTGAGGTCTGTGTCAAAGTGTACCAGAAAAGGATTAATCTTTTCTAATATAACTAAAGTTTCCAGTGTTATCGTTTTTCTAAGAAATGCTTTAATTATATATGGATGCTGTGCTTTTGTGATTTTAAAAGCATCTTCAAATTGTTTATTATCTGATTCAAGATCTTCTATTAAGTTATCCAAATCGTTAGTAAAAATATAGGATAAACTTTCAATTCTTTTTTTCCATTCTGCATAGCGTTCACTTGCTTCAGAATCAAATAGGCCTCCCCAACGATCTCCTGATGTAAAGTTGGCAACTAAAAAATTTGCTACTTCCTCATCCGAATATGTTTTAGATACCTTTTTAATAGAATATAAATCTTTACGTTTTGCGAAAGCTTGTCGGCTAGCTCTTACTTTACCTCGTTGAGCTATAACATCATAATTTTCGGTAGTAAAATGTAACTTTAAAGCAATATACATTTTATACACTGAGTATTCATCCATAATCACAGGGGTAACTTCCCTCTCTTTTTAAAATAGTTGCCGTCTTCCGCTTCTATTTGAACCTTATCTTTTAAGGATTGATTTATTAGTTTAGAAATAGATTCAATGTCTATATCTACTTCTTCGCAATATTGAATTATTGCTTCCATATAACTAATATCCTGTGCTGCAACTCTACCCTCAATATAAAGTGAAAATTCATTAGGCGATCTAAATTTCTTGGTTATAATTAAGCTATCTGTTAATATGTATTGCAATTCTTCACTCATACTTTTTCCTGGAATAATACGTCATCCATAAAATTCATAAACGTATCCTTATCCACACCAAAATTAACCATCATTGCCGGTGTGTGAGGATTCTTTTTCTGAAACCTACAATAATGATTATGCTTTTCGGAATAGTCTCTATCCGCATAGGGCACTCCTACATTATAAAGGTAAAAGTTTAAATTGTCAATAACTGTTTGTTTAAGTTGATCTAATTCTTCCTGCGTTTGTATATTGCCCGCAGCCAGCATATTTGGACTAAAAATTTCAAGTGCCCATTCAGGTAACTGTCTTGGTTTAGACCAAGTTAATTTAGACATCTTAGTCTGATACCATTCATATAAAAATGAATCTCCAACTTTAGAAAAATCATGAAATGCCCCAGTAATTTTATTTTGTCCGCAAACTATATCAAAACCAAATATAGGATCAGGGCAATTATAGTGGGGGAAAATACACATATGCATAACCCACATCTTTTTAGTTGCAGATGCATCTACAATTTCTATATGTGCTCTTCTAAAATTTTTACTAGTCCAGACATAATTTTTCCAGGAAAAATCCACATCAGTATGCGAATATTTAGGATTAATTTCTTCTATACTATATAATTTAAATTTATCTATAAGTGTTGTTGCTAATGCTTGCGCCTGCGAAAACATTTCAATCATTATATTCTTTTACCATTTCAATGTTATGTTTAAATGCTATAATAGCTTCATCTGCTAAAGACACATCCAATTTAGATCTTACTGTTTTAATAAGTGTAGGAATATCCTCAAACTTATACATATGCCCACTGCCAGGAGTTAACTTAGCTAGTTGTTGCCCTCCGAACATATCTCCCATGTGTCTAACATATACATGAGCTAATAACTTCTTAGAATCATCTTGTATACTGTCTAAGTATTGTAGATATGTTAGGGTAGACGGTCTAATCTTAAAAACGGTAGTTGCAAGATCTTCGCAAAGTTCAGCCCAATCCTGTTGTGCCAATTTTGCTCTTTTAAGATCTTCTATACCGTCAAATATAGCATGTTTGGAAGCTAATATTTCCATTAGTCCATATACATGAAATAATTGATAAACATAATCTGCATATTTTTCTTTATTTACATTGCCTGCAAATATAGATTTTATAAATGGCTGAGATTCTGCTTCCGCATGAACATCGGCTGTCAATTCTTTTAGTGTACTCAATTTGTTTTCCTTGAATTTGCTGCAGTACCGATATATGGTCTATGATCCCATTTATAGTCACGGTAATTGCCATTCTTATTTACATAGTGTAAAAATGCTTGTGTTTGTCTTTGACCTTGATACGCATCACGCCAATGATTTAACGTATCGCCTTTATAAACAATAAGATCACCTGGCCATAAGTTAATGGCTTTCTTTTCACCTGTTAAAGTTTCAAACCAAATTTCCCATGGCTCTTCATCAATGGAAATATTAATGGTTGCTGAATACTCGCAACTTGGTCTATCTTTGTGTATAGCCATTGTTGCCCCATTATAATATATCCTAGCATAAGTGTATGTAGGATATAAATTTTTACCTGTTATTTCTTCTATAAGAGGTTGAAGTTGTAAGGATAATGCTTCGAACGGGAGTGCAGAATAATATGCGAAACTATTAGATATCTGCTCATCATTAAATGCAAATTTATTATCTTCACTTTGTCCGTTTGCCATGTATTGTAATTTTCTTAGCAACTCAAACTCTAAATCCATATGGTCTAGTTGTTCTAGAGGAAGTACTCCCCGTACAATCTCATATAAATCTGTCGCAAACGTTGGTTCATCTAATGTAGTTGTAGTCATATCAGTATCCTAAAAAATTTGTGTTAGCTTTTAAGGATAAGCTAACAAACCTGTATTATATTAGAAACTACTTGTTACTGTGTTTCTTTATGCGCAGCTAATGCCTTGGTAAAACGATTAGCATGGCTACGTTCTGC